GGGAATCGGGAAGAGTTCGATCTGCCGTCAGCTTGCCACCGATCTCCTTCAAAAAGGAGAGAGAGTTGGCTACCTGGCGCTTGAAGAAAGTAATCGACGTACGGCTCTTGGATTGATGTCGGTTGCCAAAGAAAAGGCATACCACATAGGAAAACATGAACGAACTGATCTCGCCGAAGCATTTAACAGCACTATTGCTGGCTGGAATCTCTATTTATACGATGGTTGGGGCTCTGTTGATCCTGACGTCATCTTTAATAGAGTCGAATATCTTGCTACGGGTCTTGATTGCCGGGTCATATTTGTTGATCACCTTTCCATCCTCATTTCTGGCTTGGACGGTGATGAACGCCGAATGATCGATCAGACAATGACCAAACTCAGGTCATTGGTTGAACGTACGGGGATCTCTTTGTTCTTGGTTAGTCACCTACGAAGAACACAATCGGATCACAATCATGAGGAAGGAGCAAGAACTTCTATCGGACAATTACGAGGCTCAGCTGCGATTGCTCAGCTATCAGATATCGTTATTGGACTTGAACGCAATCAACAGTCGAAGTCTTCTGAGAATGCTACGACTGTCCGTGTACTTAAAAATCGTTTTACTGGTGAGACTGGTGAAGCGGGCGTTCTTACATACGACGTGAATACTTGTAAATTTAAGGAAAGTGAAACTCAAACCCAATACTTCGACGCCTACGGAACTGAAGAAGCCGAAAACACCGACTTCTGATCAAGTAAAGAAGGCTCAATTTAAGGATAAAACCTACCGCTGGAACGGTAAATGAAAGTCACACTCGTCCACTCCACCCCGGACGGGGACCAACTGATCGCAAAGATGGCGCGTGTAAGCAACCCATCTAATGAAGACAACTACGAAACAGCTCCACGCCTGATCAACTATCTAATGGCTAACCGTCATTGGAGTCCGTTTGAAATGGCAAGTATGTGTGTCGAGATTCACTGCACAAGGGCTATCGCTCAGCAAATCATTCGACATCGTAGTTTCTCAATACAGGAATTTAGTCAACGGTATGCAAATACCAATGAGCTATCTTCTCCTGTCCCACCACATCTTCGTGGCCAGGACAAAAAGAATCGACAAAACTCGATTGACAACTTGAACGACCGTATTGGTGTGAACAAGTTGTCTCACTACTATCGACGAATCAATTCTTTGTTTGATGACGCCACCCACCTCTATCAGGAGATGGTGTCTGACGGTGTTGCTAAGGAATGTGCAAGGGAGATCCTTCCTCTTGCAACTCCTACCCGTATGTATATGCACGGGACTGTCCGCTCGTGGATTCACTATTGCGATCTACGAATGGCAAACGGCACACAGTATGAGCACAAGCTTATTGCTAGTGAATGCTTCACCAATTTGAAAGAATGTTTCCCCATGGTTGCTGAAGCTTATGAACTTAGTCTTCGACCTTGAAACTGACGGTTTACTAGATGATTTTTCCCAGATCCATTGCCTCTGCATCCATGATCTTGACACTAAAGAAACGACTACATTCAACGATATTGGAACTGGCTCGGATTCGATTGTCCGGGGGGCCGAGTACCTAGCCGATGCTGACCACATCATTGGTCACAACGCCATTGGCTTTGACTGCCCTGTGCTTAGTCGGATCTATCCCTGGTGGAAACCGTCTGGTCAAGTTCTCGATACTTTGCTTCTTAGCCGTCTTTACCATCCGAATCGGTATGACCTAGATGAGAAGCAGTATGGAAACAAAAAAGGTGATGACGTACTCCCGTTACGACTGTGGGGACGTCACTCACTGGAATCGTATGGCTGGCGTCTAGGCGAACACAAAGACGACTTCGGCAAAGAAACTGATTGGAAAACGTGGTCTCCAGAAATGGAGGCCTACATGGAAACAGATGTAAAGGTCACCACCCTCCTATGGCATCACTTTGTGAAATTCCTGACTGGGTAAAACATGAACACCTAGTCGCTGAAATACTTCAACAACAGCAAGAACATGGATGGTATTTTGACGAGCGAGCTGCATGGCAAATTACATCAGCTCTCGAAGAAGAACTTCGACAAATTAGTGACCTACTTCAACAGCGGCACCCTTTCGTCAAAGGATCTGAGTTTACTCCTGCTAGACCTAACTCGACAAGAGGATATGTCAAAGGCGCGACATTCACAAAACTCACACCGCTAAACCCTTCGAGTAGAGATCATATTGCATGGATACTTCAAACCAAACACGGATGGAAGCCAACGGCAAAGACAGCCAGCGGCAAGGTACAGATCGACGAAACAGTTCTATCGAAGCTGAACAACGAGACAGCGACGATGTTCTTGCGGTGTCTGACGATCAGGAAGATACTTGGAATGATGAGCCACGGCGTCAACGCCTGGCTGAAGCTGAGTACGAATAATCGCATTCATCATCATTGTTCTGTTGGTTGTGTCACTTTTAGGCACTCCCACAAATCGCCGAACCTGGCGCAAGTTCCTTCTGAACCTGAATATCGTGCGTTATTCAAAGCAACTCCCGGCATGGTTTTGGCCGCTGCAGATCTTGCTGGTATCGAGCTTCGCTTGTTATCACATTATCTCGCAAGATATGACGGGGGTAGATATGCCTCAATCCTGCTTGACGGAGACATCCATCAGGTGAATGCCGACAAGGTCGGTGTGACTAGATCTCAAATCAAACGTATCACTTATGCCTTCCTATACTCTGCTGGCAACCAAAAACTTGGTCTCTGTTTCGATGAGAAACTCTCCCCCGAGATGGCCAAAAGGAAAGGGCAGGAAATACGAGATGCGTATGTGGCGGCTATTCCTGGATTGGACAAGCTCTTGGCCGCTGTTAAAAAGACAAGTGCTTCGGGCAGCATCAAAGCGATTGATGGTCGAAGAATTTTTCTCGATCATCCCCGAAAGGGTCTGAATAGCCTTTTGCAGGGATCGTCAGCGGTTCTCGCAAAAAGATGGATGACCATTACACACGACACACTTAAAGAAATAAACGTCGAAGCGCATCAGCTCGGTTTTATACACGACGAATTGCAATTCGAGACATACCCACCCCACGCTAATGACGTATGCACATCCCTGGTACACGCAGCAGCAGCAGCTGGCGAGTTCTACAACCTCCGAGTCCGCATCGACGCGGAGGCTAAAACCGGTAGCTCCTGGGCAGAAACACACTAGATGCCCATCTTTCAAAGGAGACTTCTACGAACACATTGTGATCTTGGAAGCAATGAAGCGAGGAGCCCACGTCTACAAAAACGTTGGTTGCTCAGGTAAAACTGACATGATTATTGAAAGCAATGGAAGAACAATCGCCGTTGATGTCAAAGCAAGCTCTAATAAGAGTTCTGCCGGAACTGGTGTGTCTTTGGTGCATGTGGATGTGGATTCACACGACGTGCGATGGGGACGCCCCCGCACTATCACTAGCGATTGGAAAGACTTTTGGTCATGAGTTTATTGATTGATGCCGATTACATTGTTTACAAGTGTACGGCTGCCGCTGAAGAAGACTATGACTTCGGTGATGACGTTATCCTTGTCACCTCACGATTCTCGGAAGCTTATGAGATGGTTCTTAGGGACCTTGCTCATATCGCAAATGATCTCGGTGTTTACGATGACACTGTGCTTTTCTTTTCTGATGCCCGAAATTTTAGGAAGAAAATTTTTCCCGATTACAAGGGACATCGAAATCGAAAAAAGCCCTGTGGCTATAGACGTGTCATCAACAAACTACGGGAAGACTTTCCAGTAATCACGTACCCGGAACTCGAAGCTGATGATGCTCTAGGTATTTACGCTACGACACATCCAGGTAACATCATCGTCAGTCCTGACAAAGATCTTCGTCAGATTCCTGGCGATCTATACAACCTCAAAGATCCTGTCGAGACGATTACAGAAGAGGACGCGTGGCGTTGGTTCTTGATCCAGTCAATGGCTGGAGACATGACCGATGGCTACAGCGGAGTGCCAGGCATTGGTGTCAAGAGGGCAGACGCCTTACTTGAATCCAATGGTTGTAAGTGGCAAACCGTTGTCGATGCTTTCGCCATGAAAGACCTCGATGAAGATGTCGCTCTCAGGAATGCACGGCTGGCTCGGATCCTTACTAAAGACCTCTACATAGATGGAACAATCAGATACTGGACCCCCGATGCCGGTAACAACTCTGACTCTGGAACAGCAGTTCAAGATGAAGGCGATCGAACAACAGCTGGAGAAGGCATCACGTGAAGATCTGATCACAGTCTTCATGGCTCTCCAACATCAAACATTTGTTCTAGGAAACAACCTCAAGAATCTCTTATCAAAATGGCCACGCACCCCAGCTATTACTGCAGAGGCAAAACAGAAGTTTGGGACTTTATTCGAGAACAAGGACTAAACTATCACCTCGGTTGTGCAATCAAGTACATCGCAAGAGCAGGGCACAAGCCTGAAAACACTGCTCGAAAAGATCTCGAAAAAGCTATCCACTATCTACAAAATGAGTTGCAATCAATCATCCTCGCCGATGGCAATGGCGCAGGAGTTTCGGACAGCCTATGGTTTGACCAACAGTATGGTGAACCGGGAGACCAGTGCGAATTTGATCGCTGAGGAATACCTAGAGTTCCTCGATGCTCATGACCACGAAGATCGTGCTGACTGTCTAAAAGAACTGTGCGATCTTCTATATGTTTGTTACCAATACGGTGCAAATATGGGATGGGATCTCGACGAAGCTTATCGACGAGTTCACCAATCCAATATGTCCAAACTCGGTGAGGACGGTAAACCACTATACCGAGTAGACGGGAAGGTTCTAAAGGGACCTAATTATTTCCCACCCCAACTTGGCGACTTAGTTTAATGACAAATTTAATTGCAAGGACTGGCCGTGTTCAGTCCTGGATCGACGACCCCAATGGCCGACTCCCTGTCAGCTGCACAACCTTCCTCGTAGAAAATGAATTATCTGGACCCAATGGCATTGAAGCGTCTTGGCGATTTACAAGTGCAGCTTTGCGAGGTGGAGCGGGTGTTGCAATCCACCTTTCAAAACTCGATCCAAAAGGGACCGAGAGGCCATCAGGCGTTGTTGCGTCTGGCCCAGTATCATTTGGCCGAATCTATTCTGTGCTTAACGAAACTCTCCGCAGAGGCGGAAAATTCCGTAATGGCGCTTGCGTCTTGCACCTCGACGCCAACAGCCCAGACCTCGACGAGTTCATCACAGCCCCACGAGAATTGTTCCCCTGGGTGAAACGATGTGTCAACATCAGCCCGGCTTGGTGGCATGAAATGGACGCTGTTACTCGACAGAAACTCTACAAAGGTATTGCTTCTGGAGATATTTGGCTAACAAAGGTTAGGTACAACGACAAACTGGAAAGGATCTACGGGAATGTCTGCTTAGAAGTGCTACTCCCCAGCCGTGGCACTTGTCTTTTACAACATATAAATCTCGGAGCTTGTGAACTTGGAAACCTCAGTGACGCCTTCGTGCAAGGAATGTCAGAACTGTGCTCGCTGCATGGAACTACTGGAGTCGGCGAGACGGGAGAATACCTCCCTCCTGAAATTGATCGACAGGTTGGACTTGGCGTTCTCGGATTGGCAAACCTCCTACGGCGGTACGGAGTAACTTATCGACAGTTTGGTGACGCTCTTTGGGAGTTCCTGAACGACGAGATTGAGACCAGTACCGTTGCTCATGAGATTGTCAAAGCGTGGAACGACGGCATCGAACGTGCCTCTGTGATTGCACGTGAGAACAACATGGTGCGGGCCTTCGCCATTGCACCGACTGCCTCATGTTCTTACCGTTCAAAAGACTTGGACGGCTACACCTGTACTCCTGAGATCGCTCCACCTGTGGGACGCACTGTTGATAGGGACAGCGGCACCTTTGGTGTCCAGACCTATGAATACGGTGACGTGGAGATCGCCCAGGACGTTGGCTGGGATGACTATGTCCGTGTGGCTAACGGTGTTGTTGAGATGTATCAGCGGTCAGGTCTCTGGCACGCATACTCTTTCAACACGTGGTCAGACATGGTGACCTACGACCGTGACTTTATTGAGGAGTGGATGGTTGGTCCTCAGACCTCCATGTACTACGCACTGCAAGTGAAAGCTGACGTGCAAGATAAATCTGATGCCTATGCGGCACTAGAAGACACAGAGGTAGATGACTATCTTGCCTCTCTTATTGACACCCCAGAACCAC